GCTCTGCGATGGTTCTGAAGATTTCGCTGCAAGTGTCAGCGGCAACCTGTAGCTCGCGAATGCAATTCAGATGGCCTTGGATGGCCTTGATTGATGCCAGCGCCTCACAAGCGGCGGAGTGGTCGGCTTCGGAATAAAATGGCATGGTGCCCTCCATTTGGTTGAGGTGGAAAGAACTAAACCATTTTGGTTATATCGTCAACCAAATTGTTTGTTGTCTTTTAAAATATTTGTTATTAAATGAAGGTTATGAACCGACTGAAACAATTTCGTGAAGATGCGGGGCTATCCCAAACAACACTTGCAGGGTTGGCAAATACATCCGGCCAACAAATAGGAAGGCTGGAACGTGCGGATAGAAAATTAACAGCGGAATGGGCCGCAAGGCTCGCCCCGCATCTGGGACGAGCCGCGATTGAATTACTTTTTGACGAAAAAGATATATCTGACGTGACCAGTGATGCCGCCAAACCAATAGACAGCGAACGGCGGCATATAATTGTAATCGGCGCAGTCCAGGCCGGGGAATGGCGTGAAGCCTTGGAATGGCCGCTTTCTGACCAATATTCAGTAAATATATATGATGATAGATATCCGCATTTAATTGGCTTGGAAGTGCGCGGGGACTCTATGAATAAAATATATCCTGCAAATGTTATATTGATTTGCCGCCCATTCGATCCAACAGCGGAACTACCGCCGATTGGCAAGAGGGTGGTTGTCCAACGCCAGGACAAACAAGGAATGATCGAAGCCACGGTAAAAGAATTTATTGTTGACGATTACGGCCAAGGCAGTTTGGTTCCCGCTAGCACCAATCCAGATCATAAGCCAATTCCGTTTAAGCCCGGAGATGACGGCAACAATGATATTGAAATCACAGCCATTGTGGTTGGTTCCTATAAAAAAGAATAAGTAATTTAACCAAAATGGTTGACACTTAAACCAAAACGGTTTAGATGTCAGCCATGCTTATTTCAAAATACATTTCCAAACAACAAATGACCGTGGCCGAAGCCGCAAGGGATTTCGGCTGTGGCGATCAAACTATGCGCCACTGGGTTAACAGGAACCGCATCCCCCGCCCTGCTCAAATGAATAAAATAGCCCAATGGTCAAAAGGCGCGGTGACCCCGAATGATTTTTTTGAGGAATCTTCATTATGACCGATGAACAGCTTGACCAACTCATATCTCGAAGCCTTGTTCGACAGCTAGCTACAGGCATCTTGCCGCAAAGGTTGCGCCGACCGGCGAAATGTAAATGTGATGTCACGGCTTCCAAGGTTGATGCCGCAATCGCCAAGCTAGACGCGGAAACATACAAAGACCCGCTCAAAGACCCGCTCGCCCGGATAGACGCTGGGGAGATGATGCTGTGATCCGCGCCCAAGATTGGGCCGTGATTTTTGCGGTATGCACAGCGGCGACCGCGCTCGTTTATGTTTCCGCGAAAGTATTTTAATGATCGCCGCCATCGATCCCGGCAAGACGGGCGCCATCGCGCTGCTATATCCATGTGGATTTTTGGATATCCACGATATGCCGGTGATCGACCGGGAATTGAATGCCAAGGCCATTGCGGACCTGTTCGATGAATTCACCCCGGATCACGCATATATAGAGTCCGTCAACTCCCACGGAATGGGCCGTCAATCGGCCTTCAATTTTGGCCAAGGCGTTGGCGTCATAAAAGGCGTAATGGCGGCGTTGGAAATCCCCTGGACGCCGGTCAGCCCGGCCCGCTGGAAGAAGCATTTCAGTCTGGGCCGGGATAAGGCCGCATCACGCGCCACGGCCACGCGGCTGTTTCCAAAGTTCGGCCATTTTTTCAAGCGGGTGAAAGATGATGGCCGCGCCGAAGCGGCGCTGATTGCGTTGTGGGGTAGTGAGCAATGAAAAGGTTTCACGATATAGACCACCACAGCAATAGTTCGCTTAAAAAAGCCATCAATGATATGGCACTTTGGTGCATGGTATATCTGCCGCCGCGATTCCGTGAGGGGACCAACGCCGCAATGGCGCGCGGCACCGCCACTGAATTCGGGGTTGAGGTCGGCCTCCAGGGTAACGAATTTGTGGACCCCTCCGAGGAAGCGGTAAAGAAGTTTAATGAACTTACGGCGCTCGGCGTTGACGGTGAGGCCCGCGATAAAGAGCGCGCCAACATCCCGGCCATGGTGGAACAAGGGTTGGAGGCCCTCAAGGACTACGGCCCGCCGTCCCAAACCCAAGAACGCATCGAAATAAAACTGGACGGCGTTCAGCTTCCAATCATGGGTTATACGGATTTCACTTGGGATTCTAAGGGCGAGGTAATCGACCTAAAATCCACCATGCGCTTGCCGTCTTGCATCACCGCGCCGGATCGGCGCCAGGGCGCTATATACAAGAAGGCGAAGGGCAACCACGCCATGAAGTTCCTCTATGTGACGCCCAAAAAGGTGGGCTTCTATGAATTGGAAGATTGCACACAAGACCTTGAAGAGGTGCGCCAGACGGCCATCCGCGTCGAGCGGTTTTTATCGCTTTCAGATGATCCTGAAGTTCTGCGATCTTTTGTGATCCCGAACTACGATTCATTTTATTGGAATAGCCCGGCCACGCGCGAGCAAGGCCGGAAGGTTTTTGGGTACTAGCCAAAACATCCCATAACGGCCCCGGATGTAAAATTAAAGGGCTGAACTTGTAACGGAGAAACGAAAATGCTCAATATCGGATATGACGAAGATTCTACAGATAGCGGTGATTGGCTACCTTATGTGAAATTCAACGCGCAGGTCGGGCGCTGGTACAAGAAAACCGACGACGGTGACAAAGAGGTTGAAAATTTCCAGGCCATTGTCGACTTTGATAACATCCAAACCGGCTGGCTGATGTTCAAAGACAACGCCCCGTACTGGACGCCGGACGATGATATTTCCACCACCGCCGAAAGGCCCCACGAAGATTGCAAGCGGGGTTTTAAAGTCCATGTATATGCGAAAAAGCAGTTGGATGGGGTGCGAAGCCTTATGGCTAACGCCAACGCCTTCACCAACGCCATCAAAGCCATCTATGCCGAATATGAAGAATCCGGGAAAGCCGGGGACGGCCAACTGCCGGTAGTCAAATGCACGGGCGTCACATCCATCACCGGCAAAAACGGCACCAACTACGCACCCAAGTTGGAAATAACCAAATGGGTGAAGCGCCCATCCGAGGACGATTTGCCGATATTGAGCGGCGGCAATTCAACCCCGGCACCCGCGCCGGTTACAAATACCGCGTCCGACGCTATTGGCGAGCTTGAAGACGAGTTCGTCTAGCAGCGTTTCGGGGTGAGGGGAAGCCGGGTGCATCCGGCTCCCCTCGTACCGCCCCATACCCCCAAGCTAACAGAGACGCGGAACGATGGACGTAATGATAAACAAAGAACGGCTTCACGCAAACAAGGCGGATATATTAAAACATTTGGAGCGGCTCTTTGAGAGGGCCGCTATAGACCATCCCGACGCATATATCCAAATTGATATCGGAGACCCCGAAGGCAAGCGCCCCTGGTCTTGGGAATATTTCAAGATCACCAACAGGGAAGCAGCCGCCGACTTCGCGGTTCAAAAGAACGCCGATAGCAATATATATGTGGGAGTCAACCCGCGCAGCCCGGATATCTTTCCAGGCGCCGCTGCAACAGATGCTGACATACTTTGCGCCTATGTTAATTTCACCGACCATGACACCCAGCAATCCATTGACAATCTAAAATCATCACCGCTGCCGCATACGTTTTCCGTCACCACCGGCAAGACTCCGAACACCCGCGCGCATTGCTATTGGGAGCGTGAAGACCCCGCCATAAACCTCAAGGCATGGTCGGACATTCAAACCGGCATGGCTGACTTCTTTGGCTCTGACCGGGTGATCGATCCCCGCCGTATCATGCGGCTGGCCGGAACCGTTTCCTATCCATCGCCGAAAAAGATTGAACGCGGGTATGTCGCCGAATTGGTAACGATCCGCACTGAATATGACGATGAACGCGCGCCTTGTGGCGCGGTGGAATTGTACAACGCATTCCCGGTTCTAATGAGCGGGGAAAGCGGGGTTGGGGGCGCTGTTGGGAACGGCCTCAACCTCGCAACTTATAAAAACGTGCCTGTTGATGAACTCACCGCATCCATCATGGACGGCGAGGGCGAGTGGCACAATAAAATGATCCGGGTAGTAGCGCATTGGGTATCGCGCGGCTTAACGGATTCTGAGATCATTCTGATGGCGCGCAACTTCACCCAACCGGGATATACTGATTCTGATACGGAACGGGAAGTATTGAAGGCCACACAGGGCGCACGCGCCAAGTGGGGCGTGGAAGCACCGGACCAAGTGGTCGAGCGCGTCGCCGCTGAATATAATAAGAATGTCATCACCGCCACGCCGATGTCCCTGGATGATCTGGACCCAAAGAACATAGACCCGCGCGAGTTCATTTATGGGCGCCACCTGATTGAATCCTACGTTGCGGCCACCATATCGCCAGGCGGCACCGGCAAAACAACGCTCGTGATGATCGACGCCGCCGCCATCGCCGTGGGGCGCAAGCTGACCCATGATGATGTTCACCGGCAAGGCAAAGTCTGGCACTATAATCTGGAAGACCCGAAAGATGAACTTATCCGGCGGATGCTGGCTATCCAGCAATATTTTAAACTGCCCAAAGAATCCATCGCCGGAAACGTGTTCCTAGACAGCGGGCGTGATACGAAAATGATCGTCGCTGAACGGGATGGGCGCGGCGGCATTATCGCCACACCCCACGTTGACCAATTATGCGAACAAATCATTCAAAACGACATCAAAGTCCTATCCGTTGATCCGTTCATAAAATCCCATTTCGCTGAAGAAAACGACAATAAGCAAATGGATGATGTTCTGAACATCTTCGGGCAGATCGCCCATGATACTGGCTGCGCCATAGACCTCGTGCATCATGTGAGGAAGCCGCCTAACGGTTCCGTAGCCGCTGCCGGGGATATTAACCAAGCACGCGGGGCATCGGCCCTTAGTGGCGCTGTAAGGTCCGCCAGGACGCTTACCGGGATGACCGAAAAAGAAGCGGAAATTTTCGGCATAAAATTAGACCGGAAGTATTGGTATGTCCGTATTGACGACGCCAAAGCTACTATGTCGCCGCCATCGGATGGCGCACAATGGATGGAACGGCAAAGCCAGGATATCGGCAACGCCAAGCAATTCTCGGAATCGGATAACGTCGGCGTGATGGAGCCGTGGGAGCCACCGGACGCCTTCGACGGGGTTACGAATGAAACCGCTCGTGAAGTCCTATTAACCATCCACAAACAATTCGAGGACGGGTCCAGATGGTCCGCACAGGCCAGAGCAAAAAATTATGTGGGTGATTTGATCAAAGAATCCTTTCTGAATAAAACTGAAATTGATGCCAAGAACATCATAAAAACATGGTTGGCGAGCGGTGTTTTGGTCGAAGAAATCTATGAAAATGAGAACAGAAAGCAGCGCAAGTGCGTGACTGTTGACCTAGAAAAGCTACCTACGGTTGCGAATTAAATGTTTGCGCCAATAGCTTATTTTTATGGCGCAGCAATGGCGCAAAAACGCTGCGCCATGCCAACAATCGCCTTAATAAAATTCGCTTGTTGGCGCACCGGTTTGGGACCGGCGCGCAAACGGCGCAAAGAGTGAATTTTATGCGGCGATGGCGATAGCGGCTCGTATTGGCAATACAACCTGAAAGTAGAAATCGGTGAATAAAAGATATCCACGCAAACCAGATTGTTTAACCAATCCAGATGACTTTGGAGTTATGCGAAAAATGGCACAATATTATTCGTTGCAACCGCTTGATGAAGTGGCAACCCAGATGGATTCCAAATGGGGCGTTGATAGATTGCCCAGGTTGGTATCAGTGAAAACGGCAACCAGATTTGGATCAGCTTTGAACCGGCTGAACACTGCCATCGACAGTGACAACCACAAGGACGTGGAAAAGCGCGCCAATATTTTAATCAAGGGATGGCGGGCAATGGATGCCGAGGCCGAGGAAATGGGGGCAGCGGTAGTCGATCCCAAGCCATTGGCGTCTTGGCGTGATGATGACGGCAATCCATACGCGCTGTTTCAAGGTACCCCTGAAGCAATTGCTTATTCCAAATCTGAAGACGGTGATGGTGTGCGCGTGATTACGCTCAAGGAAGTAGCCCGCATAGTTGGATACTTTGAGAGTAAGACGCCTGTGGCCGGAATACGCGGGGCGTTTGGCGGCGCGGAAATTATAACAATTCAAAAGGAGGTTAAAAATGAAAACATGGACGGCTGAAGAAATCAACCAACTTGAGGAATTTAAGGGCCATTTGAAATTGAGCCATGAAGAGGTTGCCCAGCGCATGGATAGGTCTGCGGCGGCGGTGCAGGTGAAGTGGTCAAAGATTAGAGGGCGGCACCGGCACATATATTATAAGAAGCCACCGCCTGATGAGCCAGATAGTTGGCAGGAACGCCAATGCCTGATGTGTGGATGTGACTTTCAATCCGTGGGGAACAAAAACCGCGTTTGTAGAAAATGCAAATCACTTGATTCTTGGACCGGCCAGAACACGGCGTTGATATGACCCGTCGAACCGCCGTTAGGCATCTTTATTATGTGTCAGTAACTAAAGCTGATGCAAACCAGCGGCCCCACCTGACGGTGTTCATGGGCGGCAAACAACTATTAAACGTGTCTCTCACGCAAGGGATGCTGTTGAAGCTGATCAAGGAAATTGCGGGGGTTTTAGATTGATGGCGCGTAAACGTAAAATCGGGCAGCGGGAGCCAAACGGACGCATCCAGAGGACGCGGGACCGGGACGGCCCAACGCCAGAGCATGAAAGAAAACGCCTGGAGGCGGTTAAAGGCGGTGATGTTACTCTGTCCACCAACCCCCTAGACCGGCTCTGGGCGCGGCGGCTGATTAGCCAGGATGAGTACAACGTAGCGGAAGAATATGCGCGCTGCCACAGAATCCGGTATGGCGCGGGCTATTCTATACGGCGTGAGGCCGGGCGGGAAATCAGTGAACGCCAGTTAATCCGCGCTCGTGAATTTATGGATGCGGCAACTGCAATTTTGCTGGGGATATCACGGGAGTGTAAAAACGCGGTTGATAACGTGGCTTGTTATCAGCGGGGAATACGGGTTGCTGGTGTTGGCGGTAAGCGGCCGCGCAAGACGGCGTTCTTCCGTGGCCTGGAAGCCCTGGCACAGTGGTATGTTAGGGCTGAAAAAAAAGTTGCGTGAGATGTAAATTAGTTGTTGACATCCACGGAAAAATAAATATTGTCATTATTATAAAGTGACAATTTTTATGTAAGCCGCCCGCTTGGAGCAATCCCGGCGGGTTTTTTGTTGGCCGAAGCAAGCCGAGAGGACTTCGGGGAAATGGGTGAATTTTCAAAGGGTTATGATCCAAAACGTGGAGACCCTGTCCATGCCGGGAAGCGTAACGGGCGCAGGACCACAATGACCGATGCGCTGATGATGGCGCTGAACCGGGAAGTTGATTCAATCAAAGACGGTGACGGTAAGCCAACCAAGCGGCTGAATGTTATTGCAAATCAACTTGCGATCAAAGCATCAGATGGTGATATCCAGGCCATTAAGGAAGTCTTCGATCGTACAGATGGTAAAGCTGTGCAGATGATCATGGGTGACCCAGACAGCCCGCTTGCATTCATGTTTGATGTCAACCTCATCAAACCGGACTAAGGTTGATTTGCCCGAGGCGTTTGCCGGGCTTTTCAAGCCATCCAGATACAAGGCGTTTTACGGCGGGCGCGGGAGCGCCAAAAGCCACAGCTTTGCAACATCCCTGTTGATTGCCGGTGGTAAGGAACCATTGCGTATTTTGTGCGCGCGCGAGGTCCAGAACTCGATCAAGGATTCCGTCAAGCAATTGCTTGATGACAAGATTGCCGCCATGAACTTGGGCAGCTTTTATGAATCAATCCAAAATGAAATACGCGGGAAGAACGGCACGCTGTTCATTTTCTCCGGCCTGGGAAAGATAACGGCGGATCAGTTGAAATCGATGGCTGGCGTTAATCGTTGCTGGATTGAAGAGGCGCAGACCATCAGCGCGCGCTCATTAGAGATATTGCGCCCAACAATCCGTGAGCCTGATTCAGAAATCTGGTTTAGCTGGAACCCGCGCCATTCATCTGATCCGGTAGACCAGATGTTTCGCGGTGAGGTAACGCCAGAGAACGCGATAATTCAGAAAGTCAATTATGACAAGAACCCGTTTTTCCCTGACGTTCTGGAGCAGGAGCGGGTGTTTGATCACAAGAATGCGCCGGATCGATACAGCCATATTTGGCTAGGCGAATACGAGCCATCTTTAACTGGTGCAATTTTTGACCGTCAGACGCTGCACGAAAACCGGCGCAGTGAGGCACCGGAATTAAAGCGCATAGTGGTTGCCGTTGATCCGGCGGTGACAACGGCGGAAACCGGGAAAGACCCAAATGAAACCGGCATCATCGTTGCTGGCGTTGGTGAAGACCGGCGGGGTTATGTGCTGGAGGATTTCTCCTGTCATGGCACGCCGCACCAATGGGCGTCAAAAGCAATTGCAGCGTATGACAAGCACGAGGCCGATTCAGTCGTAATCGAGGTTAATCAGGGCGGCGACATGGTGCGCCATACGTTGCAATCTATTCGGCCCGGTCTTCCGATTACCGAGGTCCGGGCTACTCGAGGTAAGCACGTTAGGGCCGAGCCGATTAGCGCGCTTTATTCACTGGGCCGCGTTTCACATGTCGGCACGTTCCCGGAACTGGAAAGCCAGCAATGCCAGATGACGGCAGCGGGCTTTGAAGGTGATGGCTCACCAGACCGGGTTGATGCGCTGGTGTGGGCGTTCACAGAATTGTTTTCAATTATGACGCGGCCCAATAAACGCAAGCCGTACAAAGAAATGCCGCAAGTTTCGTGGATGGGTTAATGGAATTAAAATGGCTGATGTGAAGAACGATAAAACCGTAATTGAAGAAGCGAAGGAAGCGTTCGTTTCGGCTGAAGAAGCGGAAAGCGAAAACCGCGACATCTTTGAGGCTGATTACCATTTTACACGCATTGGCGAACAGTGGCCGGATGCGGCCTTGAAACTGCGCGGCAAAAACCGCCCGGCGTTGACGTTCAACCGGATGCCCGCCTTCATCCGTCAAGTTACCAATGACATCCGCCTAAATCGCCCAGCTATAAAAGTCCACCCGGTTGATGATAAGGCTGACCCGGATGTCGCCGAAATATTAAACGGCCTTGTGCGGAATGTTGAATATACATCCAACGCCGACGCTGCTTATGATTGGGCCGCTGACATGGCCGCGTCAGGCGGATGGGGATTCTGGCGCGTCGATATCGATTGGACCACAGATGACTCATTCGACAAGGATGTCTTCATCCGCCGGGTTCTGAACCCGTTGTCGATATATGGTGATCCGCGTTCAACGGAAACGGATTCATCAGATTGGAATGTTGCGTTTGTTGTTGATCATCTGACGCATGACGAATTCAAGTTGCAGTACTCGGATGCGGAGCAAGTTAATTGGGAATCTGATTTCCAGGACCACGGCAATTGGGTAACGAAAGACAGCGTGCGCGTTGCTGAGTACTGGACGCGATCGCCGGTCAAGACGGACTTGCTCAAATTCCAGCTTATCGATGGCCAAACCACCACCGTTCTGAAAGACCAGTTCGATGGCGATGAAGAAATGCAAGCGGACTTGGCCGACGCGCATATTATTGAAACGCGGCCAACGACCACGCACAAGGTGAAGCAGCGCATTCTCACCGCCAAGGATGTTCTGGAAACAACTGAATGGGCCGGGCGCTACATTCCATTGGTGCCGGTTTACGGCGAAGAGATTATTGACTATTCAGAAAACGGTGAGCGGCGATTTTACAATCTAACGCATCACTCACATGACGCGCAGCGGATGTATAATTACTGGCGCACGACTGCCACCGAGTTGGTTGGGCTAAGTCCAAAAGCACCCTGGGTTGGCCCGGTTGGAACATTTGAAACTGATAGTTCACGCTGGAACACGGCGAACACTGAAAACCACGCCACGCTGGAATATGACCCGGTGAGTGGTGCACCGCCGCCGCAACGGCAACCGTTTGCCGGTGTTCCGGCTGGGGCGCTGCAAGAGGCGCTGAACGCCGCTGATGAAATGAAATCCATCCTTGGGATTTATGATGCATCCCTTGGCGCCCGTTCAAATGAAACGTCAGGGGTTGCCATAACTGCGCGGCAGCGTGAAGGTGATATTTCCACTTTCCATTTCCCTGACAATGTCATCCGCGCCATCCGCCACACTGGGCGCATTCTGGTTGATCTAATCCCAAAGGTTTATTCCGAGGCGCGGATGGTTCGTGTTCTGGGTGAAGATGAAACGGCGCAGAGTGTACAAATTAACTCACCGTTCCAAGTTCAAACCCAGGAGGGGATTACTGACAAAATCTATGACCTGACCGCCGGGCGTTATGATGTCACTGTGAAAGCCGGGCCGTCATTCACCACCCAGCGCGAAGAATCTGCCACCCAGATGATGGAACTGTTGCGCGCGTTCCCGGCGGCGGCGCCATTTGTGGGTGATATCCTGGCCCGCAATCTTGATTGGCCGGGCGCTGATGAAATAGCCAAGCGCCTGGAAGCCATGCTGCCGCCACAGTTGCAGGGCGATCAGGGTGGCGATCCTGAGAAACAAGCCCTTGTGGCTCAAGTTCAGCAATTAGTAGGCCAGCTTGAAGCAATGGCGCGGGGCCATGATATCAAGGTTCAAGAGTTGCAGATCAAATTGCAAGAGGCCGGTATCAAGAGGCAAGAGGCTGGCACCAAGCAATTCGAAGCCGACACGAACCGCTTTGAGGCGGAAACGGATCGGCTAGAAGTGGGCATGGAAGCTGCCCAATCCGCCCCAATCCCAATGGTGCCGGGGCGGTTTTAACCCCGGCGTCGGGGTAGTTAATCAATACACCCGTATCGATACGGGTGTATTGATTTAATTGTGGCCCCTATTTCCAGTTATTGAGGGGCAAGGCATCAACCTTTCAGTGCGTATTTTAAAAACGCTTAAAATTCCACTCTAAAATACGCAATAAACTATAAAAGGATAATTCTATGAGCGAGCAAGCCCTTATGGGACTCGCTGCCGATGATGAGTCGGCGGTGGAGTCTGATGTTGAATCCACCGACACCGATGATGATGAATCTGACGCAACCGAAACGGAAACCCAGGCGGGTGAAGCTGAATCGGAAAGTGCAGATGAAGAAACGGAATCGGAAGATGATGAGGCCCGTGATTGGGCCGAAGTCGAGGTTAACGGGCAGACCTACAAAGTCCACCCGGATTTGAAAGAAGGCTACATCCAGCAAGCGGATTACACCCGCAAGACGCAGCAATTAGCTGAACAACGCCGGATTGTTGAAGCAAGGGAAACGCAACTTCAAGAATCGGCGCAAGCACAAATGGCCCATATCGGTGAGATAGCGGCCATCCAGAATGCCCAATCGATACTCGATCAATTCGAGCAAGTTGATTGGAATACGTTATACGAGCAAGACCCCGCTGAAGCGTCCCGGCTTAGTCATCAACAACAGATGGCAACCAAGGCCAAGGCGGATGCGGAAGAAAACTACAAACGGTCACGGGACTCGGCGTTCCAGGCGCAGCAAGCGGAGCTTGCCAAGGCGCAGGAAAAATGCCGGGAGGACGTGAAAAAGAATATTCCTGGCTGGTCGGATGAGATGGACCGCGATGTAACAAATTACGCCTTGGGACTCGGGTATTCCGAACAAGCCTTGAGGTCAATTACACGCTCCCAGGATATTGAAACGCTGGCGAAGGCGTTCAAATACGATCAGTTACAGGCGAAACAGAGCAAAGCCAAACCCAAACCGAAACCGGGGGATATTGCGCCAACCAAAGCCGTGAAGGCCAAACGGTCAGCGGCTAAAACGGGGTTGCACGATAATCTTTCGGTGGACGAGTGGGTGCGGCGGCGCGAACGTCAATTAGCGGAACGTTAGTTCCGCGCAACCTTTAAGGAACTAAAACGATGGCTAATACCACACTTACCCCGACCGCAGTTACCCGCGAGGCGCTGCGAATACTCCATCAGAAGCTGAATTTCGTCGGCACGGTCAACCGTGAATACGATTCGTCTTTTGGTAAATCCGGTGCAAAGATTGGAGACAGTCTGAAAATCAGGCTTCCTAATCAATACACCATTCGAAGCGGTGCCGCTCTTTCTTCACAAGATGTTGTTGAAAGTAGCGTAACCCTTCAGGTCGCCACCCAGAAGGGCGTCGATACGACCTGGACTTCTGACGATCTTTCGTTGGATATCGATGACTTTGGTTCACGGATTCTAGAACCCGCCATGAGCGTGCTCGCGGCGAATATAGAATCTGACGCCATGGCCATGTACAAGGATGTTTACAACCACGTCACTGATGTTGGCGCAACGATTGAAGCCAGCGATGTGATGAAAGCATCCAAGGTTCTGACGGATAATCTGGCTCCGTATGAGAGCCGGTGTCTGAATCTGAACACCCAAGATAATCTCGATCTGGTTGATGCTCTGAAAGGTCTTTATAATGACCAAACGAATGTGGGCAAAAACTACAAGGAAGGCCGTGTTGCTTCCCATACATTCGGCTATCAGAGCATTATGGAAAATAGCCTTTGGCCGCAACATACGACGGGAACCGACGACGGAACGGGCGATTATCTTGTCAATGATTCTGGCACGATAGCCGAGGGATCGACTTCGATCACGACCGATACCGGGGCCGGTACTTATCTGATCGGCGATATCTTCTATTTCGCTTCGGTCTATGCTGTTCATCCTGAGACGAAGGCGACCCTAACCAAGCTGAAAGAGTTCACTGTTACGGCGAACTCTGGCACCAGTGCAACGACGATCAGTTTCTCTCCTGCGCTTTACAGTTCAGGTGCGAAACAGAACGTATCGGCGATGCCCGCGAATAATGCGGCTTTGCACAAAAACGAAAGCGACCAGTCTACTGATATCGCCGCCAGCGCCGACTTCGGCGTTTCGATGGCGTATCACAAGGACGCTTTCTGCTTTGCAACGGCTGACTTGGTGATGCCGAAGGGCGTTGATTTTGCGGCGCGGGAAGTCATGGATGGGATATCCATGAGAATTGTTCGGGACTATTCAATAAGTGCCGACACGTTCCCCACCCGGATCGATGTGCTTTATGGATATAAAACGGTCAGGCCCGAATTGGCTTGCCGTATCCAAATGAACTAATCGGTTCACGGATAATCAGGGGCGGGCTGTTACGCCCGCCTCTGACTCCATCCATATCCCGGAGAGGCATTTATGGCCGTTCCAACAAATTACACCGAGTTAAAAGCGGACGTTGCCACATGGTTGGCGCGGACTGATTTAACGGGTGTAATTCCGAATTTCATAACGATGGGCGAAGCCTATTTGAATCGTCATTTGCGGTTGTTGCAAATGGAGACCGAGGCAAGCGTTACGCTTTCATCAGGCGCGGAAACTGCAGCCCTTCCCACTGGCTGGCTTGAAAATATCTCACTCCGTTTTAATGATAATTCCGCCAAGTTGAATCAAATATCCGCTGCCAAACTGGCGGACCACAAATCAACGTCATCAGGCAAGCCAGTTGAATACATCATCACATCCACCTTTGAATTCAATCGCCCGGCGGATCAGGCGTACACGCTGAAGGCGCGGTATTTTAAAAAGTGGAATATTACTTCTGACGCTACCAATACCCTTTTGACCAACGCGCCGGATGTTTACACGTTTGCGTCAATGGTTGAGGCCGGTGTTTACACGCGCAACCAAGGCATGATTGGCATATGGGTGCCGAAAAGGGATGAAGGTATTAAATGGCTTAACAGCCTTGACGCCCGCACCCGGCGCAATGTGAAGGCTACGCTTGACCCGTCTTTGGCGGCTGTTAGTCACTTCGATATTCAGGGTAGTTAGCAATGATCAATTTCGGGGAATACGCGCCAGACCAACCGGCTCTGGATAGCGGTGGCATGTTTTCCACGGTTGCTAAAAATACGGTCCCATTGACAAAAACTAGTTATGGTCCGGTCAAAGCACTGGCAACGTCATCAGATGCATTGTCAGCGCGATGTCAAGGCGCGGCTAGTTTCCGTGACAAGGCTGGGAACGCCTACACGTTCGCCGGGGATGCGTCCAAACTTTATTCATTGACCACGGCAACTTGGGGGGATGTTTCAATTGCAGGCGGGTACACCACTGATGATCATGAGACGGTGGAATTCGCAAAATTTGGCGAGCGTGTGATTTCAGTTAATGGTATAAATGACCCTATCCAGACTTATTCCATGGGCAGTGGCGCACCATTCGCCAACCTTGCATCAGCGGCGCCCAGGGCGCGGCATATCGCGCAGATTAAAGATTTCATCATGGTCTTAAATACTTACGACTCCACTGATGGCGAGAGGCCGTCGAGGTTATGGTGGTGCGCCATCGATGATCCGACAGACTGGCCCACAGTAGGGTCAGCGGACGCGGCGCAAAAGCAATCTGATTATCAGGATTTACCTAGTGGTGGTTGGGGCCAGGCGTTGATTGGCGCGGTTGGCGGTATTGACGGCGCCGCCTTCATGGATAGCGCAATTTATCGGATGGTATATAGCGGCACCCCAGCGATCTTTAATTTTCATGAGGTCGAACGGGAACGAGGCACCACTGCGCCCAACAGCGTCATTAATATCGGCGATTTTGCGGCGTATCTCGGGGAAGAGGGGTTCTACATCTTTAATGGCCAGGATTCTACTCCTATCGGAGATCAGCGGGTTGATAAAACATTCCTGGCCGATTTGAACCAAAGCCTGTTCCACTTGGTCATTGGCGCAGCGGATGTTTTGAACAAGCGATTCTGGTGGATTTACCCATCTACTGGGAATTCAGTGCCAAACAAGGCGCTTGTATATAATTGGGCCATTGATCGTTGGTCTCATGCGGAATTTGATAGTGAATTTATATTCCGTGACCACGCCCAAGGCGAGACTCTGGAAACTCTTGACACCACCTATGGAACCAATATTGACAGCGCCTCAGTCTATGGATTCTCTTGGGATAGCCGCGTTTATACCGGCGGGCGCCCGCTTCAAGGATTCTTCGACAATACGCATAAACTGGCTGCCCAGACTGGTGCCACCTTGGCGGCGGTGATTGAAAGCCAGGAAATCGGCGGCAAAAGTCGGGTATTTGTTAGCGGCGTTCAGCCCTATATCGATGCGGATGATACAGATGACATCACTATCAAACTGAAATACCGCGACACTCCTGGGACAACTGTAACCACCGGCAGCGCCTCTAATGTAGATTCAGATGGCTCCGCACATTTCACACAGAGCGCGCGGTATGTGCGCGCTGAAGTCACGGTTGCGGCGTCAGCGTCATGGAACCACGCGCAGGGCGTGGATGCTGATATTTCAGAAGATGGGGGGGTTTAGGGTTATGAAGTTTCCGAATAATCGATGGGATTATTTGATAATTGTAGGCGGTGCGGTTGTACTGCTGATTATTGTGATGGTGATTTGAAATGCCTAAAGTTGGATCAAGAAGTTACGCATATACACGCTCTGGAATGGCGAAGGCTAAAGCTGCCGCCAAGAAGTCTGGTAAGAAGGTTGTTTATACCAAGAAAAAGAAGAAGAAATAGACGCGGGTTATGAGCGACAGCATATTTGGCGCAAACAGTTATCTGGGTGGCTCCTGGGATGCTTTAAAGCGCCTCCCGGCGGGCGTGTTGCGGCATCTAAGCGACAACCCGGAGCAGATGGCGCGGGGGGTGTTAGGACCGGCGTATAAACCGACAATGGGGTTGGCGAATATCATGGGGCCGCAAGCGGACGTTGCCGGTATGGTGCGGGATGCGGGTGGAGTGATGCCAGCCTTGGAGCGCGGTCAATACGGCACGGCGGCGAGGGATTTAGGATTAGCGGCGGCGGCGGTGCCGTTTATGTTCCTGCCGGGAACGGTTGGCGGCGTTAAGGAAGTGGTCAAGGGCGTTAAACATGGCGACGAATTGATTGGGATACACAATCTTCGCCCCGAAGCGTTAGCCCACGCGGATAAGTTGGGCGGCTTGCCCGTTCCTAGTATCGCCGTAACAAAAACTGGCGCGCCGATGGAAAACTTTGGCGACATTTCACTAATAGCGGGCGATGATTTAGTAAAGCCTGCGGCGAAAAACCCTATATTCGCGTCCGACGCTTATACTCCGCGTTACCCGCAAGTGAATACGTTTTATTCTAAGGCGGATAATAAAAAAATAGACGATTATTTTTCCGAACCGTTTGGCACCAAAGGAACATGGGAAAGCAAGCGCGACGTTGCGGGAAGGGATTACGCTTATGGCGGCGATTTCTTTAACGAATTGCAAGATAAGGGGCTCGCGGGCTTGTGGCAGAATGATATGGCGCGGGTGCGGTTTTTGTACGATAAGGGAAACTTACCAGATTACCGAAAATACAACACAAAAGAAAACGGAGCGTTTGAATTCAAGGCGGAAGTCAGGGCGCGCATGGACGGCCAAGAAAAAGAATATGGCGATTGGCTTGCGGGACTGAACGAACGCGTCGGCGTTGCGCCGGAGGAAAAGATTTTTAAGGGTTACACAAATATGGGCAACCGCCGCTATGCGCCTCACACAATGGAAAACGTAGTTAAAGAAATGAAGGGTGGTATACGCGGAGGTGAGAACTTTAATTATGGCTTGGGAAGTTTGCGCGCCGCCGTTACCCCTAAATTTAAAAACAAGGCTGGCATCAAAGCCAAGCGCGATAAAATCATTTCCCATGATGAAATGGAAGTTGCCAAAACGAAATTGAACGAAGAATTTTTTAGCTTGGCAAAAGAACTTGAGGCCATTGACCCGTATGGTTATGGTTATGATGTTATTATGGCCCGCTTGGCCGAAGTTCCGAAGTACGGAACGCGCCGCACGTTGAATGAGTATTATGGCGATGTTAGCGAAAGCATGATTAAAAAGGTTGATGGCTTTCTTGAAAAGTTGGGGAATTCCCCCACGGAATATTTTGAAGGAAAGCCGCAAAGGTCCGTTGATTTGTCGGAGTTTTCCGGGGCGCTGGTTCCATCAAATATCAATAAGGAAACGCTTGGGATACTCTCGAAGCATGGAATTAAAAACGTAGCAAAGTACGCGGACAAGGCCGACAGAGCCAAAGCTATCCGCGCGTTCCCCAATCAAATGTTTGGGTTAGCTGGCCTTGGCGCTCTTGGTTTAGGGTTGGGCGGTAGTAACGAATGACCACTTTCCCCGTTGCGCCGGTTTACAGCGACGATGAGAAGAAGCACCGCCGTGAGTTAGGTGAACAAGCCGCCCGGATCATGCGCGGCAAGACCAACAACATAATGACTGGGACGCTGACGGCGAGCGCGGCGGCAAGCACTTTCACTGATGAACGAATTGGTTGGGATAGCATGATAATACCGGAGCCGCTTACGGCTAACGCGGCAACTGAACTTTATGGCGGATCTATGTACGTTACGGAAAGCGGGCGTGTAAACGGATCGGTTACGTTCGCGCACGCAAACAATTCACAGACGGACAGAAATTTCAGGTTTTTGGTGGTGGGATAAATGGCAATTCGTGAATATGCACCGCAAGGCTATTGGTTAGGAAATAAGTATATATTTGATCCGGTGCGCCCAGCATACCCGGTTCAGGAACCAATGGCGGCGGAAAATGTGGCAGCGCCCAGGCGCGGTTTAAGTTTGATGCAATATCCGAGACGAAGGCGATATCTCACGAACTGGGGCGACACTGGACCAATTGGAAATACGCAACAAGGTTGGGCGCAGAATGTGCAGGATAACCATTCCGCCTTACTCGGTGCCATCACCAATACTATCGGCGGGTTATTTGGTGGCAAGGAGGGCGTTATAGACTCTGAAACGATGGATTCACTTTATGATCCTACTGATGCGGGTGCTTTGACTGATTATGTGGCGTCCGCACCTTATGAAGGCGTAATAGATGCACCCCCCGGAGACCCAGACTCTGACACTTTCCCTGGCGAGGGGCCAACGCCCGCATCTACTGCAATGGCCCGCGCCCAGGCTACCAGGGGCGGCGTTTTTCCGCGCCCGGATGTGATGTCACCAGATTGGGCCAGGTCGTATAAAACAACAGCCGAGACACCTGAATACGATAAATTAGGAGATCGCATACCAGAAGGCTATAGAGACATGTCATATTGGGAAAAAATGACTTCAGACGATCCCATGACAAGAGCGATGGCGCTGCGGGATACATATTCAAAGGGATTTTCTTTCATGCCGGGCGGTGTGGTGTTAGGAGGTTTGGCGTCAGGAACTCGCGCTGGCCCGCAGATGACTGGTGATCCGCACGGCACGGTATATGGCAAGAATTTTCTGGGTGAATATCGTTTTGGTGCAAAAGGCCCGATGGGTACTATCCAGGCCCCTTATTGGGATCGAGACTGGAGCCCGGGTTTCGAAGTGGCAAATGACGCACCTGGGAGGTATGGTATGGGTACTGTTGGAAATACCGGCATATCAAGAACGGGTGCCATGTTTGCTAGTGATGGCCTGGGCAAATTTGGGCCGTGGGGGTACGGATACGGGATTAAACAGGATGGAACCATTGGCGCGTTAACTGCTTGGGATGTGAACGACTTAGATGGAATCACAGACCAGTTGCAAGCCATAGCCTACGCGGGCGTTGATGATATGTCGGCAGAAACGGCAGAAGGCACAGGGGTATCGGCGCAAGATGTAGTGGATTATGCGGCTGAAAGGGAAGCTGCTCAAGATGCTGCGGATGCTGCTATGGATGACCCAGACGGCTGGTCACCCGATGATGGCGCTTGGGGTGATTACCACGAAGGCGGCTTTGTTGAGGGCCCGGACCCGGAAGTTGAGGGAGAGGAATTCACAGCCGAGATGTTAGAGGGTGAATATGTCATTCGCCCCGAAGCCGTCGAACTCATAAACAACATTTTCGGCGAGGATTTTCTGGATCGCCTGAACGCTTTAGCTAACGATCAGTGAAGCAAATCTGGGGCGTTGCCAACGCGGAGATAGACAAGGTTTGGTCTGATGTTTCACGGTTGTTGGAACGCATTAAGGATTGCGACAAAACATTAACTGAAATCTATCAGGGATTGCGGGACCGCAAATACCAACTCTGGACCGGTTGGGAAGACCATGATTTGAGTCTGGTTCTAGTAACTGAAACTTATACGCTGAAAGGGAGGCAAGTTTGCTCCCTTTTTTTATGCGCGGGTAATGACATGGACCGCTGGCTGGATTATTTCCCAGCCGTTGAGAAATGGGCTGAATCCAAAAATTACGAGGTTTGCCAGCTTGTTGGTCGCAAAGGCTGGGCGCGGGTTTTGAAGGCAATGGGGTATCAAGTGACAGGACAAGACGGCGATAAATATATCATTTCTAAGGAATTGAAAAATGAGTTCTAGCAAGCCATCTGGCACGAGCGTGGTTACGCAAAGCAACGATCCGTGGTCTGAACAAATACCGTATCTGAAGACGGGTTTTGCACGCGCCCAATCGGATGTTTTGGAGAAGCCCATCCAATATTATCCATCTAGCACAGTCATTCCGTTCTCTGAGCAGACGGAGAAGGGGCTGGGTTTAACCGAAGACCGCGCTTTGGCCGGGAGTCCGCTTTTGCGTAGCGCCCAAACGAGTATTGAGGACACGCTTTCCGGAAAATATCTAGGTGAAGAAAATCCATATTTGCAGAGTGCAATCGATGCGGCATCACGCGGAACAACCCGCAATTATCAGAAATCCGTTTTGCCCGGAATTAGCAGTTTCGCATCTGGCTCCGGGCGCTACGGATCTGGGATGCAGAAATCAGCATATGATGATTCACAGGCCGCATTGGCCAGCCAGTTGGGTGATATTGCATCAGGCATGTCATATTCAAATCTGGCCCAGGAACGCCAGAATCAAATGGCTGCCGCTGGGATGGCTCCCGGTCTCGCGACTGCCGATTATTCAGATATCCAGGCTTTACTGGATGTTGGTGGAGTTCGTGAGAAAAAGGCAGGGGCTGAACTCCAGGATGACATGGATCGTTATTATCACGAACAGACTGCGCCACAGGATGCGCTGGCTCAATATTTATCAATGGTTGCCGGGGGTCAGTTTGGTGGGAGCCAAACTAAAACTCAGCCCATTTATTCTAACACCGGCATGAATATCCTTGGAACTGGTGTGGGCTTGGCGAGCATGGGGGGCAACCTGTTCGGCTCCGGTGGAATGTTCCCAGGCGGATGGTGGAGTTCATAAAATGGCTTATGTCCCTCGAGAGGATTTTGGTCTTGGATTTATGCCGAACGCTGCAACCATGCGTATTGGAGGGCAACCGGGCATGATGGCTCGGCAACCTTATAGGCCACAACCGTATGTACCAGCCAGTCTTCCCGGCGTGTCTTCCGCTGACAGGAGCCAAGCATTTTTCCAAAGTCTGGGGCCATTGGCGGCGGGTCTTCTGGCGGGGGGCGCCCCGAGCACGGATCCAGGCGCAGCCCAGAAGGGTCTAGCGCAAGGAATCCTGGGCATGGGCGCCGTATCAAGAGATCGTATGCGGGATCTCCAAGACCTGAACTATCGAAAATACATGATGGACCGGCAGAACAAGGCTGATGCGGCAGCGGATGAATTGCGCCAATACAATATCTGGCGGCGGCCCACGGCCCATCGGTTGATAGAGGCGCAAATAAAGAAAGCGGAGCGCCCTGATCCATCTGAATATGGGCGGACAATACCTTACCCGGAAGATGTTGAGGCCCAGCGTACTAGAATGAGGGGGGTTTCAACCCCCGCCGCTATGCAAAAGAATTATGAATTTGCAGTAGCCAACGGATACAAGGGAACATTCATGGATTATGTGATGAGTGTAAACGCGGCACGGGGAGGGGCTATGTATACCCCGCCCATTAAAGGCGCGGTTCCCTCAGGCGCGGTTCCCCCAAGTGCGGTTCCCTCAGGCGCGGTTCCCCCAAGTGCGCGTCCGATGGTTCCCTCAAGTGCGGTTGGGACGATTCAACCAATTCCTGGGTCTGACGCCGCAATAGCTCAAGCGCAGCAAAGAACAAGGGAAACCGAGCAAAGGTTAAAGATAGAGAAAAGAGAAGAAAAGGCCGAGAAAAGGCGAATAAGCAGATCAAGGGCCGGTGGAACGGTGATACAGGACATAGGCCGTGCGCTTGATATTGTGCAAAATCCCGGCTGGTTGAGTGCATCAGGGGTTGTCGGCGGATTTACTGAAGGTTATCCCAAATTTAAAGAATTTCTCCCAGCGGCTGAAGCAAAGGGACATATAGAGTCGGCATTATCCAATGTTGGCCTTGATACCCTACAGGCGATGAGGGAGGGGAGCGAAACAGGTGGTGGATTAGGCCAAGTGCCAATCCAGCAACAGAAACGATTGGAACAGGTTTTAGGGTCACTTGATCTAAGCCAAAGAAAAGAAGTTATTTCGGACAACCTGAAGCGTGTCCATAATATTTACATGGATATTGTTCATGGCTCACCAGAACAAATCCGAAAACTGGCGGTGGATGGGAAAATATCAAAAGAGAGGGCGGTGCAACTTTCAGAACGGTATGAATTATCTTTTGATGAGTTTGGCCGACCCATTCCTATTCCATCTGCCCCTGCGGGTATAGACAAGAATGAATGGCCTGAAATTTGGCGCAGACTGCCTCCGAAGGATAAAAGATTATTTCGTAAAGGCAAGTAGATATGAATGAACAACAGAAGCAAGCCATAGTAAAAGCCAGAAAAAAAATAGCAAAAGAAGCGGCACCCGGCGCGCAAACGAAAAAGGACGCGGCGGGGGAAGTAGACCGCACATTGTTGGATGAGATTTCGGGCGCGGCTTTAAAACTGTCTGAAGGTGCCACGTTCGGCTACATAGATGAGTTGCGAGCCTTGGTGAGGTCACGGTTGCCGGAGATATACGGGGACAAGACTTACGAGGAGCATCTGGCAGAGGGGCGCGGAAAATTAAAAGCGTTCGAGAAAGCCCACCCGAAAACAGCGTTTGGACTTGAGCTTGCCGGGGGCGCCGGTACGGGCGGTCTAGGCGCTGCCAAAGTCTTGGGTATGAAGGCCCTCCAGAATGCGCCTAAATTAGCCAAATACTTAACTATGGGCGGTCTAGGCGCTGGAGAGGGAGCAGTTGCAGGAAGTGGTTATGCTGAAGAAGGGGATAGGCTTAAAGGTGCCGGTATAGGCGCGGGTTTTGGCGGTCCTTTAGGTGCGGCAATCCCAGCGGGAGTGGGCGCTTTGTCAAGGCTAGCTATGCCCAAGTCGAGTGTAGGGGGAGCGGCACAAAAACTAGCGCGAGAGGGGATCAGTTTAACGCCCGGTCAAAGATTGGGCGGATTGTTCAAACCATAGAGGATTCAGCAACATCATATATACCGCCTATAAGGGGGGCGCAAATAAGAGGCATTGAGGATTTTAACCGCGTGGCCATTAATCGAGCATTGATGCCCATTGGTCAAAAATTAGATAAAAGCACGCCAATCGGTCGATCTGCAATTGATGAGATGATTGCAAAAACCAGCAAGGCGTATGATGATTTATTGCCTAGTCTAAGGTTTGAAATGGATATACGTTTTAGAAGCCAGCTTAATGAATTAAT